ATTGGTTTCGGTTCTAACGAGCATGATCCTTTGGATGTCATGGCACACATGGCGCGTCTTCTTGACGAGCAAAACATCCCAGAGGAAGGACGTTGGTTCTTGGCACCACCTAGCTTCTACGAGCAACTTGGACAATCTAGCTCTAAGTTAATGTCTGTAGACTTCAACGCCGGACAAGGTGGAATCCGCAATGGATTGGTATCTTCTGGTAAGCTACGTGGTTTTGATATGTACAAGTCTAACAACGTACCTGCTACTTCTAATGCCGCAGGTCAGATCCTTGCAGGACACATGAGTTCTACTGCAACGGCTCAGACCATTACAAGCACTGAGGTTCTTCGTGACCCAGATAGCTTTGGCGACATCTGTCGTGGTTTGCACGTTTATGGTGCTAAAGTTTTACGCCCTGACGCACTTGTTTCTGCGTTCTACGGTATCGACTAAGTAAGCAATTAGAGAAGGGGGTGTAAAAGCCCCCTGATCTTTAAGAGGTTATAATGGCAATACTTGGAAGCAATACAAAGCCTGTAATGATACAAGGCAGAAGTAAAGGAAAGATACTAGGCGATACAGGAAGTTGGTATAAGCCAGAGAACAAAAAGAAATACGAAGATAACTGGGATGCTATCTTTGGAAAGAAAGAAACTGAAACTAAATCAAAGGCGCAATAAGATATGGCAACAACTTACCTTGAACTAACTAATGAACTTCTTCGTGAACTCAATGAAGTTGCCTTAACTGCATCAACCTTTTCAAGTGCGTTAGGCGTACAGCAACATGTTAAAGACTCAGTAAATAGAGCCTACTTTGATATTATAACTCAAGAACCTCAATGGCCTTTCTTATCTGTTGCAGAAAGTGGCACAGTAGATCCAATGTACGGCAACGTATTTGTTGAGACAGTTATAGGTCAGCGTTTCTTTGAGTTAAAACCTGCTAGTTCTAATATTACAACCGACTACAGTTCAATAGATTGGGATAACTTTTATCTTACTACTGTAGGCGTATCTGGAGAATCTCCTCCGTACATAAGTCGCAACCTTAAATTCTTAACAACTGAAGAATGGAAAGACTTTCGCAGAGTTGGAGAGAACCTAGACGATGCAGACACACAAAACTACGGTGTTCCTTCTGCCGTTATTAGAAGCCCAGACTCACGTAAGTTTGGACTCAGCCCTATTCCCGATAAGGTATACCGCGTTTGGTTTTATGCGTGGAAACTACCAACAAAACTAGTTGCTCATGGCGACAATATAGTTTTCCCAGATTTGTATACTGGTGTTCTACAAGCTAGAGCTAGGTACTATATCTGGCAGTTCAAAGACAATCCACAGGCGGCATCATTCGCATTAGATGATTACAAAAAAGGATTACGCAGTATGCGTTCTAACCTTATTGAGCCTACGCCTACATATATTAAAGATGATCGGATGAGGTATGTTTAATGGCCGCTTCACAACCCTTTGGTATTTCTTGTAGAGGCGGGTTAAATACTAACCTTAATCAGCTTGAAATGCTTGCTCAGCCCGGAGTTGCTACAGAGTTATTAAACTTTGAAGTGAATCCAGATGGCGGGTACAGACGTATAAATGGTTACTCAGCTTTTGGATCTAATCGACCTAACGGTGGTGAAACTGTATTAGGACTTAAAGTTTATGCAGACGGTGTAGTTGTTTGTAGCGGTACAGGTATTTTCTTTAGTGTTGATGGAGCAAGTTGGTTACAGTTAAACAAAGCAAGCGTAGCTAGTGGAGGAGACAACTTCACAACCTTTAGTAACCGTAGCGTAGATGCAAGAACTGGACAAGCCCAAGTAACTTTTACAATCTTTGAAGGCAACAGCGACTACGGTCAGCTTATAATCACTGATGGGATAAACAAGCCTTTCTTATTTAATATGACAGGCACTGGTGGCTTAGCTTCTCGAACATTCTTTGCAGAAGAAGTAACAGTAAGCGGATCAACAGCCCCTACAGTATGTGTTATTCACGACAGCCATTTAGTTGTTGCAGGAGCGCCAAGCGCAAAGAACACAATCTTTTATAGTGGGACACTTGACCCCGCTAGTTTTTCTTCAACAGGTTCTGGAAGCATTTTACTCCCTGATCAAATAGTAGGCATTAAAAGTTTCCGTAACGACTTAATGATTTTCTGCCGTAACAGTATTCACAAGCTTATAAATATAAATAATGCTAGTACTGTTGCAGTAGTCCCAGTAACACAAAACGTAGGTTGCCTTAGCTCTCATAGTATTCAGGAGATTGGTGGTGACTTAGTATTCCTTAGCCCCGACGGTATTCGTTCAGTGGCAGGTACAGCACGTATTGGTGACGTTGAATTAGGATCAGTAAGTAGGCAGATACAATCAGTAATAGCTACACTTGCAAACTCTGTAAACACCTTTACACTTACAAGCACAGTACTCCGCAGTAAGTCTCAGTATAGATTATTCTTTAGTCAGGTAGGAGGTGGATCATCTTCTGCACTAGGCATTATTGGAACTTTAACACCTAACGGTTTTGAGTGGTCTGAAACAAAAGGAATACAAGCAACAGGATTAACATCAGGATTTAACAAAGACGGTGTAGAAAATACATTCCACGGAGATAATAAAGGCTATATCTATAACCACGACACAGGAAATTCTTTTTCTGACTCAGGAATAGCTTTTAATATTAGCGCAAAGTATACTACACCCAATTATGACTTTGGAGACATTGGAACTCGAAAGACTTTATACTACGTAAAAATATCTGTTTCCCCTGAAGGGCAGATACTTCCATCTTTAAGACTTAGATACGACTACGAATCTTTAGATATTCCACAGCCTCCATTATATCCAGTAGAGGGTATTCCAATTCCTTCGGCTTTTGGATCAGCAATATTTGCCGCCGCTACATTTGGTGGCAGTAAAGACCCAATGTTTAGACAGGCAGTAGAAGGCAGTGGACACGTAGCAAACTTTAGAATTACCAGTGATGATCAAAACGCACCCTATGCAATTAACGGCTTATACGTTGATTACGTCCCATCAGGCAGGAGATAACCAGACATGGCAGGAACAAGTTATACACGACAAAGCACACTTACAGATGGCGATACAATCACAGCCGCTCTTTTCAATGACGAATACAATAAACTTGTATCTGCGTTTGCATACACTACTACTGGCACTACCGGACACCAACACGATGGCGGTGCGGCTGAAGGTGGTAACATACATACAATTGGTGATCAGAACTTCTTAAACAAGATTGTAGTAGACAGTTCTAACAATCGTTGGGGAGTCTTTGTAGAGGTTGGTGGTTCAGCAGTCGAGCAGATTCGCATTCAAGATGGTGCAATTGTTCCTGTTACTGATAGTGATATAGATTTAGGTACAAGTTCTTTAGAGTTTAAAGACGGCTACTTTGATGGAACAATCCACGTAGACACCTTAGACGTAGACGCTAACGCAACCATTGCAGGTACTCTAGGAGTAACAGGCAACACAACTGTTGGCGGCACACTAGGCATAACAGGCAATACAACTGTAGGTGGAACGCTTGTAGTTACTGGTACTACAACACTTAATGGCGGTACGCTTACTCTAGGTGACGCGGCAAGTGACAATGTTGTATTTGGCGCAGACGTAAACAGTAATATTATCCCTAACACTGACAGTGCATTTGACCTTGGAAGCTCTTCGCAGGAATGGAGAGACTTGTATCTTGATGGTACTGCACACATAGATACACTAGATGTAGATGTGAACGCAACCGTTGCAGGTACGCTTGGTGTTACAGGTGTTGCAACTGTTGGTGGTCTTACTATAGGCAGTGCAGTAATAACAGAAGCAGAACTAGAAACTATTGATACAATTACAGCAGGAACTGTAGTGGCTTCTAAAGCTGTTGTAGTAGATTCTAACAAAGACATTGCAAGCTTTAGAAACGTAACACTTACTGGTGAGCTTGATGCGGCTACAGGTGACTTCTCAGGCGCAGTAGATATTGATGGAGCTTTAGATGTAGCGGGAACTACGAACCTTGATGTTGTTGATATTGATGGCGCAGTAGATATGGCTACAACGCTTGCAGTAGCGGGTAACGTAGACTTTAATGGCGATCTAGATGTAGACGGAACTACTAACCTTGATGTTGTTGATATTGATGGCGCAGTAGACATGGCTTCTACGCTTACTGTTGCAGGAGTCTTAACAGGTGCTTCCTTAGACATTTCAGGCGATATAGATGTTGACGGTACAACTAACCTTGACGTTGTTGACATTGACGGCGCAGTAGATATGGCAAGCACATTAGCGGTTGCAGGTGTTTTGACTGCCGCCTCTTTAGACATCTCAGGCGATGTAGATGTTGACGGAACCTTAGAAACTGACGCGCTTACTATTGCAGGTGTTACTTTAGCAGAAACTATTGCTGATACTGTAGGAGCTATGGTTAGTTCTAATACTGAGTCAGGCATTACAGTAGCCTATCAGGACGCAGACAACACTTTAGACTTTACAGTCGGCACACTGAACCAAGATACAACAGGCACAGCGGCAATCGCTACAACAGTTACAATCACTGACAACGAAAGCACAAACGAAAACAACGCTATTGTCTTTACGGCGGGCGGTGATTTAGACGGCGGTAACTTAGGCTTAGAGTCTGACGGAGACTTAAAATACAACCCTAGCACAGGCACTCTTTCTGCAACTAACATTTCTGTTAGCGGTACACTTAGTACTGTAGACTCAGTTACTATGAGTGCTAACAATGCTGTTGTGTTTGAAGGCGCTACAGCCGATGCACACGAAACAACTCTAACCTCTGTAGACGCTACAGCGGATCGGACTATTACATTGCCGAATGTTTCAGGTACAGTTCCTGTATTAGCTGTAGCAAGCAATACACAAATTACTTCAACGCCCGAAGAGCTAAACGCACTAGATGGTATCACAGCAGTAGTAGGCGAACTAAATGCTCTTGACATTGGTTCAACAGCCGTAGGCACAGCAGTAGCTTCTAAAGCAGTAATCCTAGATAGTAACAAAGACTATACAGGCATACGGAACTTAACTATTACTGGAGAACTTGACGCGGCCACATTAGATGTGTCGGGTGCTATAGATGTTGCAGGAACTACAAACCTTGATGTTGTGGACATTGATGGCGCTGTGGATATGGCGAGTACTCTAGCGGTTGCAGGTGTTGTAACAGCCAACGCAGGTGTAACATCTTCTGGTACAGGCACATTTGGCGTTTTAGCTGTAGACACGATGACTTTCAACGCCTCAAGCATTACAGGCACTTCAAACCTGACACTAGATTCAGCAGGAGACATTATCCTTGATGCTGATGGTGCAGATGTTCGTTTCAAAGATGCTGGTACTGAATTTTATAAAATTCGAAATGAGTCAGGAGTAGTACAGCTTGTCTCTACTGTTTCAGATAGTGATATACATATAGTAGGCAACGATGGTGGTTCAGCCATTACAGCCCTCGCTTTTGATATGTCAGCGGCAGGTGCGGCTACGTTTAATTCTACGGTTTCTGGCACAATAGCTACGTTTAGCGGCGATGTAAATGCTCGTAATTTTACGGGTGTAGATGACGGCAACACATTCATAAATTTTCCGGGAAGCGATATAATAAAGCTCAACACGGCGGGTATTTCCAGATTTCAAATAGCCGCAGACGGCTCACTCAGCACCCCAACGCTAGGAACACAAAACTTACGCTTAGGTGCAAATGCAGGTAACAGCATTGCAAGTGGGGGTAATTATAATACTTTAATAGGAGATGGTGCGGGGACAGATTTCACTACAG